CTCTCTCGCAACATTAGCTGCTTCAATTACGCCCAGATAGAGTTCGCGTGCAGCCATCCCCGCATAACCCTCGTAGCTTCTGCCCTCATTAACTGATTCCAAAGCTTCGCCGAACTGGGCGTATGTAATATTGTTGTTAGCTAAAAAGTTAGCTAGTCCAAGGAATCCAAGTCCGACTTGGCGATCCTCTTCGGGCGGGAGGTATTCTCCAGTTGATCCAACACCTGTTTTGCCATGGAGATCGCACAGCTCTGACATACCTGTACGCATAGCCTCTCGAATGTCCCCGATAAGACAGGCTGACAAATTAATATGTTGGAGGAGGCACGTTCCCCGTGAGGGCAAATATACTTCGAGGCATACATTCCCATAGATTCTGTTTCCATTTTTATCGTGTTTTATTTTGTTGAGCCAAATGTCCCCTCTTGCAATGCCTCTAAGGATTGCTTCCTTTGTTGAAGGTTCTGTATTACTCCAGTCTTCTTGTCCTTCAATGTCGATACACCGTTTAACCCACGGTAAATCGTGCCGAGGAGTTTCAATGAAGGTATTAATATCAGCATGTGTAATATCAAGATGGAGAACACAAGCACCGTTGCGGTACGTCCCTCCGCGCCTAAGAATTTCATTTAATGTTGAGTAGATTTTTCCGAATGATGTAGGTCCTGACGCAACGAGAGTATCAGGTCCTTTATTTGTTTCCGTTCCGCTGGGTCTAAGTTTCGACAGGTGGACTGCAACGCCTGCTCCATATCTGAGAGCATGCGATACAAATCTCCAGCTCGCTTCGATTCCATTTGGTCCTTCCATTGAGTCTTCAACAACGAAGACAGTGCATGAAACGGGTAGACGGGAGTTAGGGTTGTCGATCCATTGCTGAACTCTCCCAGTTCTCGCAATTTTGTTTGGTTCTATGTTCGATTTCATTAGATAGGTAGTGGATTGCTTTTGATAAATCTTGTATGTCGTTGTCTTTATATCCAGCTCTGCATATGTATTTGATTACGTTTCCGAGGTGGTATCCGAGTCCTTGGTCTCTAATAAAATCCCAAACATCAATGGAACCTCGTTTGTAGTATTGGGGTCCGTGGTCGTTGGTGGTTTCGGCCATTTTTCTATAAGATTTGTTATGCAATTTGATAAGACAAAAGCTTGTTCTTGAAGAGCGATCATTACAGTAATGATGTCTTCCTTTTTTGTCTCTGGTTTAGCCAATAAGATCTCAAGCTGTCGCAGCTTCAAGTCTTGATGGGTCGTTAATTTCGTAATCGGAGGTGGCGGTCCAAAGGATTGGTTCTTGTTTTTCTGAGTCATAATCATCGAAGGTTAATATTCTTGCGAGTCTTGCATTGGTCAATGCGTCTTCTTCAGTCATGCCTTTCTCTTCAAAAGTCTCTACAACTGCTTTCCATGTGTAGCCTTTTTCTTGAAAGATTTTTTCAGCACGTTTTATACCAATTCCTGGCACACCGCTGTAGCCATCAGTGTTATCGCCTGCCATCGTCTGAACTAGATGCCATTTAGCACCTTCCTCAGGTGTAATGTCAACAGTTTCATTGAAGTCATATAATTTACCAGCAATCTGTCTCATATCCTTGTCAGGAGAGACAATAATGTTGCCTGTATATTTAGTGGCGTAAATTCCTAAGCTATCGTCAGCTTCGAGGCTATCTTTAATAATTACCTTGTAGTTTTTCTTAAGTGCATTTATGACCCTTTTGAAACCACATGGTTTTTTTCTATTTCGATGACCCTTGTATTCCGGTAAAATTTTTTTCCTAAAATTATTAGGACTTGTAAAAAATAAAATTATATCCTTATGAAAAGGAAATTCATTTCTAATTTTATCTAGGTCTCTTTCAACGCATTTCATAGCTTCACTAAATTGTGAAGTTACTACTATTACATCGTCACCAAAATCTAATTCTGTTTCAGCAGCTGCACAGCATTTATATACTATGTAGTCGCAATCAATTAGTAATTTCATTCCCAAAAAGCCTCCAAACCTTCTGGACAGTTAGCGTGCTCGTTAGTTTTCCCGCCATGTTTTAGCGGCCAGCTTATTGTCCAACCATTTACATCGTCTGGTTCAACACAAACTACTTGACAGCGAGCTGAATAGGCTCTCGTCTGAAAACTATTTTTATCTTTATTCCAAAATCTAGCTTTTACGTCTATAGGAATAAATCTATTATCTATTTCTAAAATTAAGTCGGCATAACCAACACAACTTATATTTTTATAGACTTTTGCACCTCTTTTTGCAGCTTCTAAAGCTACATGATATTCACATAAATCTCCTAGAGTATTTTTTTCTAATTGATATATTTGAAAATCACTTTTATTTTTATTTGTCATAAATTAATGCACGTCAGCCCATGTCAAGCCTTGCTTTGCTTCAGCTGCTATGGGACAACGTAAGTTGTAATATTCTCCAGCTAGTCGAGCTGATTCTTCGAGAACACTCATAAGAATCTTTGCTCCGTCTGGATTAGTTTCGTACTGCAATTCATCGTGTACGAAGGCAAGTTGTTTAGTGTGAATATGGTTTTTACAACCATCGTCAGCAATAACCATCCATCGCTTGGCCACCACGCCAGCTCCGCATTGTAAGAGGTAGTTCAGTCCCTTGTGAGGGCTATCAACTAAAACCTTACGTTGATCTATAACCATTAAATAACCTTGTTTAGCTTTAGTATTTACCGCTGCTAATAACTCGGCTAATCCGTCAATAGCTTCAACATAAGCTTTTCTAATCTCTTGTCCTTTCTTACTGGCTTTAGCTGGAGTCAGGGAGTTGTCATACGACAAACCAAGTTTTAAATTTCCAGCCCCATAAAGAAAGGCATATGTGACAGTCTTAACTTGTCTTCTAGTTATTCCTATTTTGTCAGCATTAACTTGATGAATATCATCATTGAGTAATATGTCGGCGTATCGACCTCCGTCATATCGTCCCAAGTAATGAGCTAACATTCGTAGCTCTATCCCAGATAGGTCAGCACCTACCATTACTTTATTTGGACTAGCTCTAAATAGTTTTCTAAACTTTTCATCAGCTGGAACTTGGGCAAGATTTGGCTTGCGATGTGCACAGCGAAAAGTGTTAGTTGAAACTGAGCAATGATGATGCAATCGGCTAGATGTCGTACATAGCTTGAGCCATGCGTTCACGCCTTGCGATATCATTCCTAGCTTCTTTTTCAGATCCAAAGCTTTCGCACATAATCTGCAAAAGGGATGATCTATCTCCTTCAATGTAATCTCGTCTATAATTAGTTTCCCAGTCGTTGTAGTCTGGGTCAACGTAATCTTCAGACGGTTTTGAAGTATCCATGCTATGTGATCTCGTGAAGTTGGGTTAAATTCAATTAATCTTTGTAGTTGTGATCCTTCGATGTACCCTTGGGATGCGTTATTTCGTTTAGGAGTGAACATCTTTCCTCCAATGAGAGGGAATTGTCCTCGAAGTATTTCAGTAACTTCTTCCATCTCTCTTCGGAGATGTGATTCAAGTTGCTGACCTTTTGATTCATCAAAGTACCATCCATGTATTTCTTGTTCTGTTAAAATTTCTGCGACTCGGTGTTCTAACGCGAGCCAGTCATGTAAGGGCGGAAGTGCTCGCATAATTTAGTTGTAACGTGTACGTCTTGTACGCAATAATCTTGCATATCTTGTGACCAGTCTTGCCAGTCAGTTGTTTTGCCAAACTCTCCTTTATATTCGCCAAGCCTATAGCCATAAGCTTCTAAAGAATGCCGACCATAAAGTTGTAATGGCATGCGCTGTATATTTCTTCTCTTATCTATCTCCATCATGTTTGGATGATATAAGCGAGATAGCACAAGAGTATCCACAACTTCAGCAGAAGTATGAAAAAAAGGATATACTTTCCGAAAAACAGGTAAGTCATAACCAATGATGTTATGACCAACAATGACATCAGCCGTACTGAGCCAATGACAAGCTTCCGTGACCGGTGGGCATTTGTCACCTCTATTGTTAAATACGGTGGTTTCTTCCTTCTCGGAGTCCCAGATGGCAACGCAATGTATCTCAGAAACGTCATGCAATAGTCCGTTAGTTTCACAGTCAAATACGAGCATTTGTTTTTCCGACATAAGTTTTGTCCTTAAACTTGGCTTTCTTAACTGCTTGTTTACTAGGTGGTTTTGGTTTCTTCAGTTCCTCAGAAATCTGTGGTGGGACTGAAAATTGTGTTCGTAGTTTCATTGAATTTACAGGTGGCTTTATCGTATTTAAGTGAGGCAGCTATTCCTGTCTCTCCTGAATATCTGTTCTTTAAAACTCTTAAAGTAGAGACATCATCGGGATTCTGCTGATCGCGCTCTAAGGCAAGGACGGTATCAGATAACTGAGAAATTGAGGCAGATCCTCTAAGCATTCCTATTGAAACTTTTTGTCCGTCTTCTATTGCCTTATCTCCTTGCGCTCGTCTTAAGTGAGAAACTAAAAATAATTTAATTCCTGTACGTTCAACCAGACTCCTTAAGTCAGTCATGGTTTTGTCTATGGTTCTCCTCTCATCCATATTTCCATCCAAGCCGGAAAGTAATATAGATAAATGATCAAGGAAAACTACTTTTATATCTAGACCCAGAGCCATATATTCGATACGACTGTAGATAACATCACTAGATAAGCTACCAAAGTGGTCGTATAAATAAAGATTCCAGTCTTTAATAGTTTTGTCGTAGGCATCTTTAAGGGTGCTGTATTCATGTTCTCCAAGGTGCAGGGCTTTACCTACAGCTACAGACATAAGTCCTAAAGCTGTTCGCCTGTTAGATTCTTCTAATGCGATGTACCCTACTGGCTCTCCTGTGTTTAGTAACTCAGTTGCCAGCTGTCGGCAGAATGTACTCTTACCTTGACCTGTGCCTGCGGTTATAGTTGTGAGTTCCCCATAGCGTATGCCATGAGTCATAGATTGCAGTCCAGGAAAGGGATATTCGTGATTACAAGGTGGGCTGGGAGTGGTTACCGCTTCGAGTAACGTCTTACCATCAACGATGCCATCCGGCTGATACGGCTTCGCATCCCAGATAGCACGCCTAATTGCCTCGGCATCATCGTTTTGTAACGCATCTGATGCATCCTTGTATTTGTCCAATCTTGCAATGAAGACCTTACCCGTTGGTAAGACTGACGCTGCAAGTTCTGTAGCTCTTCGTCCGGCTTCATCGTTGTCGAAGAACAGGACAATCTTCGCATAGCCTTGTAGTAAAGGTATTTGTTTTTGAATGTCTTTTTTGGCTGACGCTGCGCCATGTGGTAGCGAAACCATCGGCCAGTTCTCCATCGCTTCATAACAGCTCGCAGCATCTAGTTCACCCTCAGTAATAACAATACGATTGCCAGTACTAGGGAATAAATGCTGACCAAATAAGGTGTCAGTGGGAACTCCTTCATATTTAAAATCTTTAGTTTTGGTTTTTATCTTGAAGCCTTTAAGGCATCCATCGCTGTCGAAATAAGGGAAGCGTAAGTATGCATCGTCTCTGTAGATTTTGTAAAACTGGCATACCTTTTCGCTGATTCTCCGTTTGTGCAGCCTTTGGGCTGATCCTTTGAATTGAACATTTGTTTGCATGGGTAGTTGTTGTTCTTGCCCATCCCCAGCAGTTCTAGCTTGACAACTAAAACAATAAGTATGCCCGTCTGTATATACCGCTAAGGCATCAGACGAGCCACAGTCTGGACATGGTTCGTGTCTAATAAATTCGCTTTCAGTCATCGAAGCCAATCAATTGGTATGGCGTGAAATGCACACCATTTAATTCCATATCTCTGACACCACTTTGCGTAGGTTGTCTTTGATTTTTTACTAATTTTTTTATAAGGGTCTTGAAATACAAGACGTAAATCTATTTCCGGATTTTCTAAAATTACCTGTTTTATTTTACGTCTATCCTCAGGTTTCCAATATCCCTTAGTCTCTAGGATTACTCCATTAGGCAATATAAAATCAGGTGTGTATTGATGTTTAATTGTATAAGAAAAACTCTGTCCCTCATACTCATAATCCACACCTAACTCACATAAAAGATCAGAGACTTTTTCCTCTAATCCTGACTTAAACATTAGAAGTCGTCTTCTTCTACTGAACTGGGAGTTGTGTCAGGAGTGACATTAGGATCATCAGCTTTAAAGCCAGCAGTAGTTCCGAAAAGCTCTGCTACGCCTGCTTCATCCAAGTCCCCAGTATCAACCCCAGCTCCGGTTTGGACTGATACAACTTGTATGCCCGATAACTTAACACTAGTACCATAGGTAGTGCCATCACGAAGTATATAAGGCTTTTGTATAAACCCAATTTTAACTTTTGACCCTTCATATACTGGTGTATCTGTATTAGTTATGGGCGTACCCTCTGTATCTACAACAGGAGGTTTCTTATCCTCAGCCCATGAAAATTTAATTATGTATTTACCATCTTCTACTTCTTCCCAAGGAGTTGGTTTTAATACAGCTCTCTTTGGGTTCTTTAGCTTTGACTCTGCCCATTTAAGACAGTCAGCTCTTTCTTCCTCAAGTTGATCAACTAGATCACTATCGACTAATGCCTTTAGTGAGTAGCCAAACTTACTTGGTCTCAGCACAGCCTGATAACCGGTTAGTGTGACAGGCTCTTTAGTTATGTGTATGTTTCTCATTAACAGAAAAAATAAGTGGATTCAATCACGGTTTCCGGTTCAAGGTCACCAATGATCGGCGGTTCAGATTCAGCTCCAATAGCTTGGGCAAAATCTTTTAAGAAATCATGCTCTGCAAAGAGATGCATGTAAGTGTCCCGTACCAATGTGGATAGGTGGGACATATCAGTAGCTCTACATAGAACTGAGTCATGTATAAGACTTATAGGTGCATCAAACTTAGTTGCGCTTAAATGTAATAGGCTTGCATCTAATGAATGGATTAGGTTAGGAGCTGTAGCATTCTTATGATGGCGAAGGTCAACACCTTTCTCTCCATCTAAGACCTTAACTCTGCAACGCCCTAATAGTTTTAGCTCCACAATCTTGTGGTGCATCTTCATAAGACGTTGAGTAACCCTAAATCCAGAGGGAGTAACCCAGATTAATTCTTGAGACCCTCTCTTAATAGCTTTAGATACCTCTTGCTCTATCCATCTCATAACCTTCATAGGCCCTGGTACGACTGACTCCATCGCATCTCGGACTGCTTGAACTATTTGTGTTAGTTCATCCTTATCTACCTCGACATCAATATCATCGAATGCATCTCTTATATACTGCCTATTGCTAAAGGGTTTAGCATTATAGGGTATTGTCATCACGCACCTTTTGGTTTTTTTCCTATCCCAGTAAGGGCGTAGTCTCTCAGGTATCTGAGATCGACTTTGATCTGCTATTACTTGATATGCATCTTGAGGTTTTTCGCTTGGTACTACATTGACCAAACTTGCTGTGGACTTATCCCTAGCTAAGCCTGCAAGTATCTGCAAGCCGGAACAGGTAGCGTCAGTTGCCACGGGTAGACCTGTTGTTGTCCTCGTTTTAGCTAAGACAACAGAATAATATTCTTCACAGCTGGCGGCGAACTGCCAAGGTTCGTCAGCACTCTCCCAGTCACCTATATTATCTATAGGATTTGTAGCTACTCTAGTTATTAACTGTATATTCTCAGGTCTATTAACCCACTCTAACCTCTCAGTCAGGGTAGCTTTATCTAGACCAAAAGTTGTAGCTACTTGAAAAGCTAACCATTTGACACCATCCTCAGTAATACTGTCTTTATCAGCGAAGTTAATCAGACTTTTTCCAAAGTCTGTATCTTGTGGTGTCAGAAAACTAGGTATAGGATATGCTCTCCCTCTGTAGTCAAAACTCCATGGGACGTAGTAGGTCTTACCTTCAAACTCTCTGACACAATTCATTGTCATCCTAGTTCTACAGGATATTCTCCACTCATTAGCATTCTTATTTCTAGCGATTGCTTTCTCTTTTCTCCATGCCCTTCTACTCTCCTCATTATCCATGTCTGGTGGTTGAGGTGGGTCGGGATGATTAATAACAGGACGAAACTTTCCTACTTCAATTTCTCTTTCTTCCAGTACCTTCGCAATCTCTACAATAAAGGGATTTAGTTGGTATTTTACCTTCTGAATCTTGTTTAAAAATTGATAGGGTATTTCTCCCTGTACACATAGGGGTACTCCCCTGCGAACCATGTCATGACAACGAGTTAGATCATTTAAGTAGTAACCTCCTTCATGTACTGGTGACCAATCTCTAGGCTCAATTAACATCGGCCAAGCTAATGGGCTAAATAATTCAGCTAATCTGATGATTTCTTCCTTATTTTTTTGGAATTTTTCTGTAGGAATTAGAAATTGCTGCTTTTTATTGCGATGTAGTATGACACTACGCTCAAACCAGCCAGAAGATGCCAGTAAACAGTCTAAAAACCACGTTCCTACCTTGATTTTCTCAATTCTTACCCAAGGTTTCCATGGTTCTATCTCATGCTTGGACATTAAAGTCTGCATGGACTTCCTTTTGTACTCTGTACCCTTAGCTTGATGCCAATAATTAGCTTTTAATGTCTCAAAAAGCCCTGGAGCACTGACTTCGTAGTATCTCATCTGGGATTCAGCTTCTAATGCTGACCCGATTGCCTGTACTACGTTAACTACCTTGCTATTTTCCTTCCTTGGACTAAAAATCTTATCAAAAGTCAATTTTGAGGTGATTGCAGCCTGAGATTCAGTATCAATATCAAATATATAGGGTAAAAGCTGCATTAAATGACCAGCTCCACCCACTGATACCTTCTTCCTTGCCTTCTTCTTATCTTCTATGAACTCTATTAGGTATGGCAAAAGAGTTTCTATAGATGCCGAGCCGAAAACTGTGGCAGATGCGTAGTCCTTGTCCAATAACTTTTTAGTATTGTTTCGGATGCGCTCTAGACCTCCTTTAATTTGCTTTCGCTCAAACTTTTCTTGCCGCTCTAAATCCAGTGATGTAGGCATTGTTTAGTGTGAAAAATGTACGCTAGATATATGTTGGATATTTGTCCTTATGTGGACAGGTTATAAATTAAGAAAGCGACTGGCTTTTGACCAATCGCTGTAAAGTACTGTTCGCTAGTGTATATGTTTATTTGTTGTCTTTTAAGTCCGGCGCGTCTACCAATTCCGCCACACTCCCAAGGGATTTGACCCAATTGATTATAACAAACGCGCTTAACATTTCAACAAATCCGTCAATAAATACTAGTAAATCAATACCGTTGGACACGCTAGATTAACGTAATATCATGCTGATTACCTTCATCGGTTGCATGACCGTATCCAAGAGTTGTAGCAATGTTTGCATGACCCATCATTGATTGAATGTTTCTGGGTTTACATCCATTAGCGAATGCCCAAGTACCAAATGAATGGCGTAGGCTGTGAAAACAATATCCGTCCTCGCTTGCGAGCTGTATCGGATAACGGTTAATCACTTTTTTAAAGGCACGTAAGAGTTGATCCTTATCTTTCCAGTCATAACCAAACACCAAATCTCTCGCACCCAAGTCCTGGACACGCTTTTGGAGCATTGGTTTTAATGATGGATGAATAGGAACGGCTCGATATGTACCAGTCTTGGTAGTATCTACCTTTCTTGCACCAACATGGATGCAATTTTGTAAGAAGTCAACGCGACAAGCCATAAGTTTTAGGATCTCTCCTTGTCTCATGCCTGTATAAGCTGCAAAGTTAATGATGTCAGCTAAGTCTTGGCGTTGATGTAAATCCACAGCTGCTGTGCAGATCTGTTCAACTTGTTCTTTTGTAAAAAAGATACGTTGATATTTATTCTCTTTAAGTTTCTTGAATTTTGGAATCTCAAAGAAAATTAATCCATGGTCTTTACAATGATTTAGTACTGTCTTTACTGAGGAGACACATCTATTAATAGTGGCGTTCGCACGTCCTTCTATCTTTAAATGTTTCTTTAACTCATCCATTACAGGAATAGTTATTTTCTCTACAGGAAAGGCATGACCTCTAAACTCTGTAAAGTAATTCGCGTATGTAATAGCAGACTTTGCGCCTGTGCCATACATCCATGAATCTCGTGTTGTCATTGTGTGTCTGAGGCAATTACCCCAAGTCGCTTGAACCATAAAGAATAGTTTTAAGTTGTTGTACTAATATTCGACCTTTTGGTGATAACTTGAGTATCTGTCTCCGTCTGTTGGTTGGATCTCTGTACTTGGTTATCAATCCTAATCCAGCTTTGTTTAATCTATGAAACTCACTAAGCCAATCGCTGTTACGACTACCACTAGCAGTTGAGAAGGCAAGAGCCTTTTCCAGATCACCTTTAAAACAGTCATCATGGGAAGCAACATACAAGAAAGTAGCAATAACTTGGGCGGGTATTTCCTTATCTAATGTACGAAAATGTTCAATTGCTTGTGCCAGCTTCGCCATTTGAAAGTCCGTCACCACCCTCGATGGGTCTTGGTTTGTCATTTAATTTAGCGGATGGACATTGGTACTCTAGCAAAAAATTACCAAGGTGGATAGAAAAATCGCAATATTTATCTTCTTCAATTCCAAGATAAAAACTTCCGAGTGATAGAATTTGCATTAAAAATTAGCAGTATCGATTAATAATAGTGGTTGTGTCAAGCTCATCTTGTAGCTGTTGATACATAAGTTTGAGTAATTCATCCTTATGTGGATGGATACTGATTTCTCTTAACAAATTGTTAGATCTTCGTGTATAAGTTGTTATGTTCATGGGTTATTAAAATCTAAAGGTAGGTCTTCGGGTTTAAGGAAATACATTCCAGCCATGGTACACATGGTTATTTCCTTGTTTTCTTTCATGCACTTAGCTATGCAGTTTTTAGCTCCTCGTTCG